GGATCTGCTTTCCCACCGGCGGGACGGAGGCCACCAACCGCGCCCTTGTATGGAATTGGCAGTTCGACACCTGGGCGATCCGCGACCTCGAAGACAACAACCACGCCATTGCCGCCGGTCCCAGCAAGTCCACGCCGAGCACCAACTCCTGGGCCTCGGTGGTAGGCACCTGGGCCGCACAAGATCCCATCACCTGGGAATACAACATCTACGAGCGGGCCTCCGAGGGCTTGGCGCTGGCGTCGACTGCGCTCCGCCTCCGGGTCAATGGGGAAACCGTGGATGTGGGGGATGCTTCCGTGAACTACGTCGAGCGCATCGGCGTGGCGGTGAAGGGGACGTCGCGCGGCGAGATCGTCATCGACCACGGGCGCCTGGCGGTGATGCGCGAGATCTGGCCCAAGTTCGTGTGTGACGACGGCATCACCTTCTCGATCACCATAGGTTTCTCGATGGGCCGCAAGGCTCCGGTCTCGTGGCAGCCGGCGCAACTGTTCACGCAGGGCCAGACCGTAAAGCTCGGCTTCTTCGGCACGTTCCGGTATCTTTCCTATCGCGTGCAATGCTTCCACGAGGGCGTCAACTGGAAACTCATCGGCTTTGACTTAGACCTCGAGCCGACAGCGAGCCTATGACATGCCACTAGACCGGCCGCTCCCCGACGATACCCGCGAAGGGCTGAAGATGCTGTGGAGCGTGGCCGAGGACCAGCAGATCGATATCAACCGGCACCGCGATTCTATTCACAAGGTCTGGCATGTGGCACCAGCTAAGCCGCGGGAGGGCATGCTAGCCTACGCCGATGGCACTGACTGGAACCCGGGAGCGGGGGCCGGGTACTACGTTTATTACGCCGGCGCGTGGCACGCGATGAGCGGTGGCGGAGGAGGTGGTGGCGGCTATACCATCGTCCAGGACGAAGGCGTTGCCCTCACCACGAGAACGATCCTCAACTTCGTGGGCGCAGGCGTCACGGCCACAGACGACGGCACGCGCACGGTGGTGACGATTCCCGGCGGCGGTGGTGCTGGGGCAGTCACGAGCGTCTTCACGCGCATTGGAGATGTCATTGCGGCGAGTGGAGATTACACGGCCGCGCAAGTGACTAACGCCGTCTCCATTCTCGGATCGTATGCCAATCCTGGCTGGATCACGAGTCTGGCTTACTCGAAGTTGACCGGCGTACCTACTACTTTCACGCCTGCGGCGCACGTTCATGCTGCTGCCGATACCACTTCTGGCATCTTCGCAGTAGCACGTCTTGGGTCAGGTACACCCAGCGCGAGTAACTGGCTCAGAGGCGATGGAGCCTGGACTGCCCTGCCGGCCAGTGCCGTCACCAGCGTGTTCACCAGGACCGGGGCTGTCATCGCAGCGAGCGGCGACTACACTGCCGCTCAAGTCACCAACGCGGTGTCGGTCCTCGGCAGTTATCCCGATCCGGCCTGGATCACTTCGCTCGCCTATGCCAAAATCACGGGTGCTCCGGCGGCGGGCGTGCCCACTTCGAGGCAAGTGATCGCAGGGACCGGCCTGTCCGGCGGCGGCGCACTTACCGCGGATGTTACTTTGAACGCACTGCCCATGATCGCCAGCGGCGCGTCCGGTCGTGGCGGTACCGTGCCTACTCCCGGCACCACCGCTGGGATCACTAAGTACCTCCGCGAAGACGCCTCCTGGGCCGCTCCGCCCGGCACTTCCCAAACGCCCTGGCTGAGCAACATCGAAGGCGCCGCGTTCAACCTGAATAATGTGGGGCAGGTTCAGACTAACTATATCCATTTGCCCTTCAGTGCCGCGCCGGCTTGGGACACCGCTTCCCGTCTCTGGGCCGAGGGTGGTTTCGGCACGCGCTACGACGGCTACAATCACGGCTTCGACGTTGGCGGGACTCGTACCCGTGCTGTGACCATTCAGAGCACCGGCAATGTGGGTATCGGTACAGCCGGGCCTGCCTACCAGTTGCAATTATCGACAGATAGCGCGGCAAAACCCACCACTTCGGCTTGGACAATAGCGTCAGATGCGCGCGTGAAGCGCGACGTGAAAGATCTTCAGGGCGGGCTGGACATCATCGCTCAGTTGCGCCCAATCGAAGCCACTTACAATGGCCTCGCCGGTACGCCCGAAGGGACGCGCGTTCTAAGCTTCATCGCGCAGGAAATTGAACAGGTGTTGCCGGGAACAGTATCCAAGAGCCTTGGTAAGCTCTCTCCGGACGATCCCGAGGAGGTCGAAATACTCGGTGTCAACATTCATGAATGCCTAATGCACGCCATTCTTGCCATCAAACAACTGAAGGCGAAAGTCGAGGCACTTGAAGCGGCGGCGGCTACACCATGACACTTGAAGAAACGCCTATCATCGAAGCTCCGGTGGTCGCCAAGCAGCTTGCCCCGCGCAAGTTGCAAGTTACCCGGCTCAGTTCTGAGATGGCGATTGAGCTAAGCCGTCAGCTTCCTCTTCGCGCGATAGATGCGGTCCCACTGGCGGTGACATTCCCGGCAGTGGCGAGATCCGTTTTTTTGGATGTAGGTGTTAGCGGCATCAAGGGCATGGCCGTGAACGCAGTGAGTTTTGTCTCGGTTCCAAATCCCGCCCTGCCAGTGATAGCTCTGGCGTTTACACTCCCGGCAGACCCTTTCCCCAGATCCGTTGATATGGGTGTTGGCAGCATCATAGGCATGACCCTTCGAGCAGTGTTTTCTCTCGCGCCAGTAGTTTATGCCCCGGCGAATATTCTCCGCCATCGTGACTGGTTCCAAGTGTGCAGGGTTTACGCACCGGCGGTTTCGGCACAAGTGATCGAGCTGCAAGCCTTCAGGAATAGCACCGACGAGGTGTTCGTACACCAGCCGATGCGCCTTGTAGGGCTTATATCGCCAGATACAACTGCCGTATCCCTTGCTGGTCGCGCCAACCCAAAGCCAGCATTGGCCCGGTTGTCTATCGGGGACGTGTTTTGCGATAAGATCGTCAACCGTCTTGTAGCGGTAGATAGAATTGGCTTCAGGCATTCGGGAAACTCATCCTTTCCTGACTGTCGAGCGGATGGGTGTTTGCCGCATCCATCCGCTCACTCATTTAACCATGAATACTGAACAAGTTCTGGAAGAAATCTCGCCGCTTCCGATAGCCAAACAGTTGGCCCCCCGGCGAATCCAGGTTACGCGCCTCAATTCAGAGATGGCCATCGAGCCTGCGGTGTTCGTGAGATTGACGCCCTACTTCGCCGAAGCCCTCAAACATTGCCACGGAGAGTTAAGCGAAAGCTCGATTAAGGCGTACATCGCTGCCGACAAAATGCAGGTGTGGGTAGCGTTGGCTGGCGACGGGGCTGAACTCCTTGGTGTGATTCTAACCGAGTGTACTGAGTACCCCTGTTTGAGGGTTTTGCGAATCGTGCTCCTTCAGGGGATTTCCTTCCGGGACTGGGGCGGTCACGCTCGCGTGGCCCTTGAGGCTTACGCCCGCGAGAACCAATGTGAGCGATTGGAAGCTAGTGGCAGGAAAGGTCTCACCAGACTTTTGGCCCCGCTCGGATTTGAACCTGCTTACGTAACCTTAATCATGGAAGTGAGGAATCATAATGGGAAAATCCGCAGGCGGTAACGTCGCAACCTCAACGACTAACTACCCAAGCTTCCAACAACCGGCATTGAAGCAGTTTGTTGATGAAAGCACGCGATTGTATCAGCAGGGTGGACCGAAGCTGAGTCCCGAACCACGGGTTGCTGATTTTAATCAAGACGAACTCTCGGCGTTGCGGCAGACCGGCGCTGCGGCCACCCCGGCGCAGTACCTCGCTGAACTCGGGACGAAGAGCGCGGAGTTCAACCTCGGAGCGGGGCGGGATCCGGCGACGAACCCGTACCTGAAGAATGCGATCTCGGCGGCCGTGGCACCCATCGGCGATCAGTTGCTGACGCGGGCGCTGCCGGCCATCCGGCACCAGGGGATTGCCAGCGGCGGCTATGGCGGCTCGAGGCAGTCGATCGGGGAGGCGCAGGCGGTGCGCGATGCCGAGCGCGTGGCGGGAGAAGTGTCGTCTGGTTTGGCGAACCAGGGCTATCTGTCTGCTCAGCAGCAGGCGATGCAGACGATGCAGAACATCCCGCAGTTGCAGGCGAATCTCACGGCGCCGGGGCAGATCACGGGCGCGGTGGGCGCGCAGATCCGGGCGCAGGAGGAAGCGCAGCGGAACGAGAATGCCAACCGGTACGAGTATGAGCAGCGGTTACCGTATGAGAATCTGCTGAATTATGGCAACCTGATCCGTCAGCCGTTCGGGGCCGAGGCGGTGTCAGAGGTGAAGGTGCCGCAGCCGAGTACGGCGTCAGCCATCATCGGCGCCGGGCTGAGTATTCCGGCTTTGCTGCAGATCATCGAGCAGATGCGTAAACAGGGAACCACCGCCGGGACTCCGCCGATCGTACCGACTGGCACCACGGTAGGCACACCTCCTGGCGGCACCAGCAACTTCTTCGGGTAAGGAGACTGACATGGAATACATTGGCAACCGACCGCCAGGCAATACCGGGGGCTACAATCCGTATGGGGATGGCGGCTATTGGTGGAACTATAACAATCCTTACGGTGCTTACGATCCCTACGGCTACAACACGCCAGTCACCTCCTGGGAGGATCAGATAGCGCAATCGGGGGGCACGGCTCCGACGACGCCCAACGAGGGGCAGACCACCGAGACGCCCGGAGGAACCGGTCCGGCGGGGTTTGATCCTGGCACAGGTAATCCGACTTATACCACTGAGGTCATCGGTGATACGGATCCTCTCCAATACCTTGGATACACACCGAACTACGACGTAAACCAGTACCTCTCGTCCTTGCCCGGAGGAAGCGGGTTCTATCCCAGCGGTGGCGGCAGTGGCGGCGGCGGGAACCCCACTTTCACGACAGATGTCACCGGATTCACCGATCCGAGTTACCCGTTTCCCGGCGAGTATAAGGTCGAGGACTATGATCCGAATCCTCCGCCGTACAAGTTTGAGACGACGACTTGGGATACCACTGATCCGGATGATCCGATTAAACGCGGCGATTACAAGACCTACTGGGATTTGCCGCAGACCAAAGGCGACTACAAGACCTATTGGGATTTCCCGCAGACCGGAGGTGGATACGAGATAGGTGATACGTTCCAACCCGCGAAGCCGAATCCGCCCGTTGTCATTGGCGACTCGTGGCCGAAGACGCCTCCCGACATACACGGGCCGGTGCTCACCACGCCGGATCGGACTAAGCCGACCCAGCCGCCCCCGCCACAGACGCAGACCGGAGGCAAACAGCAGCAGCAGCAGCCGGGAGTGGGCAAGCTCCTCGCCGCGCTGCCCATGCTCGCCGCGTTCCAGGGCGGCACCACCACCACGCCCGCGCCCTACGCGCACCTCGGTCCGCACACCCCCGTCGCCCCCGTCTTCAAGCCGCAAGCGCGCGGCAACCCCATTCCCTCGATCGGTCAGCTTCTCGCAGGAGTCAGATAAATGCCAGCCGTACCACCCATTAATCCGCAATTGCTGATGGCTCTCGCGCAGAAGTTCGGAGGCATCGCTCCGGTAGTCAATCCTGGGTTCGGCACGCCGGGGATCAACCCGAACGCCCGCACTCCTCCTGGATATGGAGGCGGCGGCATGGCCCAACGTGGCGAGGTGCTCGGCAGGCCCACGATGCCTACTCCGGGTGCGCCGCGCACGATGCCGCCGTCGCTCGGTGAGACTCTCGGGACTGTTACTCCAAAACCGGCAGGGAAGAGGGGCGCTAAAACGACTTACGATCCGGACGGAGGTTATACAGAGGAAGATAACGATGGGACTAAGCGCGTCTTCGACAAAGACAACAAGTTGATTGATACGATTATTCCTCCTGGAAGTCCCGGTGCGGGCACATGGCAGCCGCCTGCTGAGGCTAAGAAACCAGGTATCTGGGATAGGTTGACTGACCCCAGCTTAGCCGGTATTGCGCTGGCGGCAGGGCAGCAGATGACCCGTGCTAGATACCCCGGAGAGAGCGGCATTGGTAACGCCGTTAACGCAGTAACTGCTGGGTATAACACGCTCGCGCAGCAGCGGCAAATGCAGGTTGCCCGTGAGTTAGCAGAACGTGAGTGGCAGGCCAAGCAGGCCAAGGCTCAACAGGATAAGTTGGAGAGCGAAGCCAAAATCGGAGACTATAAGAGCCAGGGCGAGCGCAGGGAAGCCCAGAGCGCGGACGAGCGAAGGAAGGCCAGACAGGCTGCTGCTCAGGCTTCGTTAGACCAAGCCGAAAGGGATAGAGCGGCAGGATTCAAGGGGAGAGAAGTTGCGACCGGCGAGAAGAACGCCGCCTCGCTTGAGACTTCCCGACAAGAGACAGCCAGACAGGCTGATTTGGATTACAACCTCGCTGTGAGAAAAGTCGCTAACGACGAGGCGGAATTCCAAGCCCTTCAAAAACGCAACGCTAGTCTCGATGATCTTGCTAGGCAGAAGCTTAAAGTCGACCAAGGTCATCTGGCTGTGGCGCAGGCTAACTCTGCGAGGATGGCCGCCAAGGAGGGTAACGAGAAACTCCTGCCCTTCATGAAAGAAGCGGGTGACAGTATATACGGTCAGGAGCGGAACAACATGCAAGCCGCTTACAACGCTGGCAAGCCCTATCAGCCGATCGATCCGGCGGAACAGGAGAGGCAGGTATATTCCCTCGCCATGCGTAACTATGCCCGAGCGCAAGCGGCACAAGGGAAGCCGATACCACCAAAAGATCCTCCAGCTTGGGCCAATCCAAAGACGGACGGATACGATCCCATAACCGGAGAAGTCTGGAGGGCGGGTCCGGATGGTAAGTGGCAGGTTGTGCCGCCACCCCGTAAGTAAGGATTCTCAATGAGCAGCCGAGCTTTTCCCATGCCGCCTGGAGTTATTCCAATAAGCGGCGTCTCCGTGAGTGCTCCTGCCGGGGTAAGTAGAGCACCCCTACCCATGCCGCCGGGAGTCATTCCCGTGGGGGTTGCTCCCACTGCTGCTCAACCTATGCCCACTGGCGTGGTGCCGGTGGGCCAAGCTCCGTCGGCAACGGCGGTATCCCCGGCGGTTGCAACAGGGGGGCTTCCTCAACAGAGTCCCTCTGCGCCTGTCTTTGGTGCGCCTGCGCCTCGCGTCAGCGGCGTGCCTCAACTCACCGTGGCACGTCCTCAGTATGTGACCTCGTCAGTGGGTCCGGATGGACGCACGACGATAACCACCAGG